GATGCTTCTGTGTTGCGTTTGGCTGTGTAGCTGACTAAATTTGCAAGTCTAACAACACTGTCTCTACGTTCTGCTGTGTCTAGGTAATTTTCTCTGGTGTTTAGGTCTGTGCGAAATGCTAGACTTTGACCCATGAATGCCATAACATCAAGCAACGCAATGAACTCACTTGATTCAATGTAATCGTTAAATGTTTCTGGATAATACAGGCGCAAATAATCTACAAAACTCTTGCGCAAGGTTTCAAAATCATAGCTTTGAAAGTCGGCTTCGCGGTAGGTTTGATAGATTCGTTTCCAATCTTCAACTCCAAATATCGCAGTTTGTCTAGTAGTCTTGGCCATGATAATCCTGTGTTCTTGTATTTATGGGATTAATAAACTGGGTAGTTAAACATAGCTGGCCTGGCGTTGTTGTTGATCAAAAAAGATACTCAAACGCTCAGCATCGCTACTAGGAACAGCTTGTATTTCTACTTGAATTAGCATGCCATTTTGTTGTGGGAATATTTCTACTCCGGCAAGATATAGTCTGGGATCGCCGCCACATACACGTTGTATTTCTGCGGTAATTTGACGTTCGGTTTCTTGTGTTTGGTTCTCAAACACATAATCCCAGATCACTGTGCCATAAGCGGGTCTACCTACTAGTTGCCCTTGACGTATGTTGAGAGCATTAAGTAGATCACGTTTGATTAATTCAAAGTCTACAACTGTGAATTTTTTATATTGATTAATTGTATTGAATCCGATAAATGTTGGCATGACTGTATTTACTCTTTATTAAACTGCGGTAGAATAGCCACTGTCGTCAGAAGATTGCAGTGCAGTCTCTGCTTGTTGTATGTCCAATCGTTCGGCTACACTAGGCAAACTGGGATATTCATATACCGGCAACGGAATCTTGGCACTGCCAATAAATCGTTTGGTTGCGGCATCAACTGTTTTGCGATTTACAGTATTGTTGAATCCAGCAGCCACTTGTGTTCCAGAAACTAAATCGCCGCCTCCTCCGCCAAAGCCGCCAAAGTCGCCAAAGCCGCCAGCAAGATCTCCAAAACTGTTCAGGTCAAAACTACCTAGGTCAAAATTGCCAAAGTTGTCGGCTAAACTAGCAAAGCTACTGCTAAGATTGTCTGCTAGTCCACTTAGTTGTCCCTGAATATTTGTAAGTTGACCACTAAGCTGTCCTTGAAGATTGGTAAGTTGGCCACTTAGTTGTCCTTGAATGGCACCTATGCTAGGAAGGCTGTTAAGACTAGACAATGGATTATTGAAGTTTGTGGCAAACTGACTGGCTTTACCAAGTATGTCCATTGACCCTGTTAAGTTTCCTAGCGAGCCAGGAACAAGATTTGTTAGGTTACTAGTGATTCCGTTTAGACTACTGCCAAATCCTCCAGTTAAACTCTGCAAGCTGCCAGTGACTCCCCCAGCAAGATTAGTTAAACTTCCGCCAACAATGTTATTCAAGCTACCAGTAAGTGCAGAAACATTGCCAAGTCCACCGGCACCGGCCCATAAGGCAGTGGCGTCGCTACCAAACTTGCTGGCATTGGCAACCAATGCACCAATTTGACCAGTCACTTGGTTTGTTATACCCGTGACGCTGGTGCCAATGCCAGCAACATTCAAGTTGGCTAGGCCGCCTAGGCTACTTAATCCAGAAGTCAAGCTGTTTGTAACACCCGATGCAATTGTACTTAAATTAGGTAACTGAAAGGATCCTGGTCTTGACAACAAGGAAAGAGCTAGACTTCCACCTAATTGTGCCAGAGATGAAAAAGTTTGTAATCCGTTGTTGGTATATATTGTGCCTTGGCTTGTGGTTGTTTGAGCAGACGGAACTGTACGAATAACTCCGGCGGCTTGTAAAGATTCAAACCCACTTTTCATAAGATCGGTTTGTATATTGTTTTGTAGGGTTTCATCACCAAGAATGGTATCTAACGATGTTACGCCGCCAAGCCCGGTCCACACACTAGGAGTATTCATTGTGTCTACAAAACTATTTGGATCATCGCTTAGATATTTGGCACTGGTTCCAGGCTTGACATATCCGGCTTGTTCAAGTTGGTAGGCGGTAAGTCCGTATTTGCCAATGCCTTTTTCTAAGGTTATTTCATCGGCAGCCTGATCTACAATGTTAGTAATTTGTGCCAGTAGTTTTTGTACATCGTCACCACTAAGTGGGCCAATTGGATCAGGTACTAGGTCGCCGCCTTTGGCCAACACTATGTCAGCTTGGTTGATTGGGTTTGTTAATGGTGTATTAACAAGATCTGGAATGCCAGTGACTGTGGGCAATCCTAACACCACAGCAAGGGCTGTAGAACTTTCTACACCAGCTGTGCCACGTTCAAGACGACTGAGTTCAAATTTTACAGCTTTACTAGCAGCACTGGTCAGCGTTTGTCCTGATTCGTAGCCAACTAAACTTCCTGAAGCAACTTGTTCATAGAATATTCTATCAGCCTGAGCCTGTGTGGCACCAGTCGGTCCAACGACTCTAAATTTAGCACCTGACGGGAGAGTATAGTTAAAAATACTCATTCTTTGGTTATACTCCAATCATCTGGCACAGTGGGCGAATCAGGGCTGGCTGTAGTTTGACCTTTTTGTAAACTTACACTGGCTGCTACACCTTGATTATGGTAAGGATACGGTTCGTGCGTTGGTGCACGAGTTACAATACTTTCTAGGCCAGTGGCACTTACGGTCCATCCGGTGCTGTTATTAAATGTAGTAGATGGCATTTTGGTTTTGGTAATACCCTTGGGTGTTGTTATGTCCCCAGCAGCACCACCATTGAGATTTAACACACCGCCTTTGAGACTTAGCGTGCTGCCACCATCAAAGGTTCCTGTTGTGCCTTTTAACGCCAAGGCTCCTTTGCTTTTAATGCCTAGTTTACTGCTGGAAAATAAAGTTAGCTCTTTTTTGCAGGCCACATCCAGGCCACCGTCACTTTGTATAGATGTGCTGGTCTTGCTTTTAATATTAATTGTTTTACCGGCATACATGTTGATATCTTCGTCAGCATGTATGTTTACTGTACCTTGTGTTCTTAAGTTAATTGAGTTGGTACTAAACACATCTAGTGTGCCTTCTTGTCCTAGCTCAACCCAGGTTTGTCCGTTGGCGTGACAAATGTAAAAACAGTTACCGTCGTCGCTCATGGTTATTTGATGTCCTTTGGCAGTTCTAATACGAATCAAATTGTCGTTGCCTTCTAAATCACCATCGTCCATGACCAGGGTGTGGCCGCCTCTGCGAGCAACTACTTTAAGGCCGGCCAATGTTTGTTTGTTTAAGTTATCTAGTGCTTTGTCGTCACCTGTGCCACCAAGTCCGCCTTGATAAACTGCACGGCCCGGAGTGCTGATTCCATAACAGTTACTAGGACTTTCACGTTGGCTAGTGCTGCCAATACTGCCACGCACTGGATCAGCCAATAAGCCTTGTTGGAACAATGCAGCTGCCACAAATGAATGTACAGGTTTTTTCTCGTCAAAGAATCTGGGACTTTCGTTGGTCTTGGGATTTTTAACAGAATTGTTGATTTCAGTTACTGGCAGTAGTGGAGCATTTGCAGTATAAGTTCCTTGATTTTTATTTTGTACTTCGGCACGAGATTTGGGCACAGCACCAATAGCTGGAATCATATGATTGATACCGGGTTCAGGTATACAACCAATATAGTAACCTTGATTGGGATCGCCGTTGACAAAAAAGCACAACACTCGTGTACCTATGTCGGGTGGTGTAAACCACATGCCATAACTTTGTTGGTTACCTGATAGGTATGTACCTGTGCCGGCACTGCCACCCTTGGGTGTGGCTCCGTAAAATGGCGGACAATAACTCACTGTACGCCATAAGGATTGATCTGTTAGATTTTGAGTGCCATCTTTGTTGGTATCGGAAAATTCTGCAACCACCACTTGTAAACGTCCGCCACGTGTCTGATCCACATTGTTGACTACTACGCCAACAAACGGACCCATTTCTGTGGGCATGCCCCCACGATCAAGTTTGTATCCCTGGGGGCGTCCTCGACTGCGTTGTGTATTCTCTGCCATTATGCCTCTCTCGCCATTATTTGTCCATCTTCAATTATACCGCCATCTTCTGCATCTCCGCCAGCAGCATCAATTGGCTCAATGTCGCCATCTGATGTAGGGTCTTCGGGTCCTGGATCTATTTCTGGAATATCAAGTTGATTGTTGGCGTCTTCGGCTAGTGTAAATGTTCCGTCGCCGTTGTCAATCCATTCATCTTCAGTACCGGTTGTTGCTTCATCGATATTGGTCCACTCGCCGGGTGTATTTTCAGTAGCAGCCGGGTTAGTAGTATCTCTAGTTCCTGCATTAGATCCAGTGCCAGCAGTGCCCGGTAATGTACCATTGCCAATTCTGCCAGCGGCATTATTTACTCCGCCTGTGGCAGTGGGTCTACTTCCCAAGGCCGCATTTTTCTTAGCACCAGTGCCAGGACGACCCGACGCTTGACGATCCTTAAAGGTTTGATCTGGCAAGTAAGTTAACAAGACTCCTTTGAGTGTTTGGGTAAACTTACCTCGAGAAAACTCACTCAGGCATTCGGTGGCTTGATACACATAACTTTGTCTGGTGGCTCCAGGTTTGTTATTACTTTGAAACACGGTATTTCGCACATTTGGATCAATAATACCTGTGGCAAGATTGTAGTCACTGGGAGTATTAATTAAAATTTCAAACAAAATTTGTTGACTGTCAAAGTTAATGGTGCCGTCGGCCATAAACGGATTAGGATTAAACGTTTTGGCAAATACCGGATTTACATCTCCTTGCTGAAGCCAGGCTGGATCGCCTATAATCTGCAATGTAGCACTGGCTAAATCACCTGGATTAAACAACGCATCTGTAAAGTTGGCACCAATTTCGTTGACATTATTTTTGGCACCTTGATTGCTTTCGTTACTGTTGGGTTGGAAATTGGTTTTAATAGCATCTTGAATTATTGTTCCGCCCAGTTGTCCAGGATTGCCAGACATCACTGCATGATACAAAGCATTGTAACTTTGTTCATAGCTAAGAACCTGTGTGTTTTCTCCGGTGAACCAATAGTTGTATTCTTTGTGTACTCCATTGAATTTGGGTATTTGATAATAGTTGGAGATCAAGTTACTGAGCTTGTAAGGGCTGACCACATACTTGATATCGTAGGCATAGTCATTGCGTTTAGGATCATATTTCTTGGGCGTGGCCACCATGTTGATTTTGAAACTGGCCACATTGTTGCCAGGTTTGCCATTGGATTCCAATTTGCCGCTGGGTTGTTCACTGGCTTTGACAATGGCCTGATCAGTAACATAACTGCTGTTTTGTAGAATCTTGGTTATGAACTGTACAATTTGTGTTCCGGCTACTACACTGAGATTTCTAGTTTTGTTATCTACACGATTCTTGGCTGGGTCTTTTGCGTCGGCCGCTGTGGCAGGCTTGGACGACCCAGTTTGATTCTTTTCTGGATTCTTGACTTGTATTGTTGCTTGTTCTAGACTAGGGTTGGCAAATTCTACGCTATAGGTGTCTGCGTAGGTATAAATTCCCTTTTTAACCAACTCTTGTTGAAATTGATTGAGTGCCGAAAACAATCCTTGACGTATTGTAGGTTTTGGTGAGGGAGCTGAACTGGCCTTGGGTGGTGCAGACGGTGCATTGGCTTCGGCACTGCCTTCGGCTCCAGGTGCCTCAGATGTTGTGGTGCTTTCTCGTTCATTAGTGGTAGGCACAGCGGTTGCACCAGCAACTGTACGCGACCCTGTGACTTGATCTGCGGCATTGGTGTCGTTGACTGGTTTTCCAGTTTTTCCATCTACTATTTGTGCCGGGCCGTTGAGGGCTTCTTTTACTGTCATTCCGCCTAGCTCAACATTGTATGGAATACTACCACGTACTGCACCAGCTGCAACTTGTGTGCTGACGGCAGTGCCGGTTACTTCATATTCTACAACTTTGTTGGCCACTTTGAATTTAATATCACTTATGGTAATGGGATAAAATTTTTCAACAAATGCACTGCCAGCACCGGTGCCGTTGAATACTCCAGGCACGCCGCCTTGAACTAATTTTCCAGTATCGTCATAGCCATAGAATCTCATGACCAAAAGATAAACAGCTGACGCATAGTTTTTCTTTTTTTCACCGGCACCGCCCAGATACGATTGCACAGCTTTATCAAGATTTGGTATTAAGGATATGCCATTGGGTTCTGTAATGGTAAATTTTACATCGTTAACATTGTGTGCGGCATTGGTTCCTTTGCCTGTGATTACGCTTTTAAGAACAATTTTGTCAATATAATAATCATTGGAAAAATAAGGATTGCGTCCGCCCACTGGGGCACCACCACTTTGAATCAATAACTGACTGCCGGCTATGGTTTTTTTTGATGACTTCATCAACTGTGTGTAAGCTTCGGGCTTCATCAAGTATAAACTGGCTGCATAGGTATAACTACCGTACTGATCTAATATGTTGGCCTGTGGTATAATTTTGCCAGTGTTGAACACTCCATCGATTGCAGTTCTGGTGGTGTTTTTAGTTACAGCCCCAGAGTCGTCTCCGGGTGCTCCTACTCCGCCTTGTGTGGTTGCTCGGCCTGGGGAAAAATTGCCACGGGCATTGGGATTAGAAGGTGGCGTGGCCTGTGTGTCGTTTAATGTTCTAATTGGATCGTTGGTGCCAACTTCAACATCTTCAGCGGTTATTCTGCCTTCAACATCAATGGGTTCCGGTGCTGGATCATCGGGTGGGTTGCCAGCATAAGCGTCATCACTGCGAGCCTGTGCTTCTTCAGTAACAACATCTCCAGCACTGTCAACAGGTGCTAGGTCTGGATCGGTTCCGGCTAGGCCAGCAGCATAATCGTAGTCTTCGGCCATGTTAGAATCCTAGTACTGATCGTAAGGTAGTAATTTTGGGTAGATAAATTGTGGTACCGGCTTTGAAATCCAAAGGTGGTGCTGTTAAGGTGTTGGGATTGCGTTGATAAAATACCCACCAAAGATTTGGCGTATCATACAAGTCATATGCCAACATATCAGGTCGGTATTGATAAGTCACATTGATTTTAAACAAGCGATCGTCGTTTTCTTTGGGTATAGGACGATTGGTCATTACATCCAAGAAAAATTGACTGTATCCTGTAGTAAAGTACGGACTGGTTGAATCGTAAGTGGTGGCCATTACCAGAATCCTCCTTTAATTAAATTGCCATTGGCAAATTCTTTGACGCTAAACTGTTTGCTGACCTGTTGACGGCTTTGTATTGGTAACAATGTGATTGAAATTTCCATCTTGGTAGGTACATAGGTTGGACTATTTAATCCCAGTGTAGGTGGTGCTGGAGGATTGTCTATAGCACCTTTGCTGATACCTTGTGCCAGCAATTGTGCCCATCTGCCCAGGTTGCCGCCACCAGGAATTGATACATCTTGACGGGCTCGCTGATTGGTTAGATTTATTCCTACATTGTTGGGACTGCCAGCACGTATGTAGTCTACGTCTGTGGGCAAGTTAAGATTGAACTGGCTGACCACGCAAGGATGCTCATTGAATTGATATTGACCAAGTCCAGACAAAAATACCAGCGGTGGAGGAGCTCCACGCTGTGCATCTTGTCCGTAGAACATTTTGGTCACAGATTTGAAGAAAGTAATCACAGCCAACAAGTAATTGGCTTCGCCACTGCTTTGTGCTGTAAACGGACACCTAAGGTTAACAGCATCAACATAACTGCCTTTGTAAAAATAACCTTTGTAGTTTGAATGTGTTAGAGTATAAGGATCATAGTCGGCTTTGTAAGCAGTATCAATTGTGGGCAGGTAAGGAAATAATACACCGTCGGTAATTGACAGTGGTTGCATAATTCCAGGACTAGGTGATTTGTAAAGATAATTGGCACTGGGTGCTAGTCTTAATCTCACACGCCAGTCGCCGTTATTGACCTGGCGACGTTGGTTTGCTATGGTTTGCTGTTGACGTGCTTGGTCTATCAATCCTTGTGTAATTGATGCAGCACCAGCAGCGGCTTCTTGATCAAACAATGATTGAACATTGATTCCACCATCGCCAGCATCAACTCCGTTGGCAGCAGCAATAGCATTTAACTGTTCTGGAGTATACTGATTTGGACTACGAGCCACATCTGATGCCGAAACATCAGGGTCAGGAATTGGCACCAACTCTTGTTCTTCGGCCTGGCTTTCTGGAATGTCTTCAGCAACAGTATATACACCGGGCTCTGTTTCTACAAAATTCCCGCCGGCAGTGGGATCTTGTTCTGGGTCAACTGGAGGCGGTATTTCTACTAGATCAGTATTGGCTTCAGCGGCGTCAGCAAGGTCTTGATTTAATTGTGCGTTGGCCGCTTCACTGTCATCGTAAGGTGCTACCGGAACTTGATCTAATTCGCTTAGTGGCACTGGATCTTCAACTGGTGCTTGTGCTTCTGCATCAACAGCAGGATCTACATTATTGGCATCAAACTGTACTGAAGTCTCGGGCACTGGATCGGTAACTGGTGCATCTACTACCACAGGAGTGTTGTCATAAAATCCACTGCTTACTTCACTAGGTAATTCTGGTACTTCAGGATTAATATTAGGATTTACATCTGTTGGGAAAGTATCTACCTCACTAACAGAAACCAACGGTGTTTCATCTAGTGCGGCTGTGGGTGCAAAGGCAGGACCAGTTTGTACGTCTGCTTCGCTAAAAGATTGTACAAATTGTTCGTAGTAGGCATCACTTAATGGATCAGTTGGTGTAGTCTGTACCGAACTAACAGGTACCGGATCAATGGGAGTATAAAAATCTCCGTACTCATTTTGCAACTGAGGAGAGGTGGCAACGGTTTGTACTGAACTGGCAGGTACCGGATCAATGGGAGTATAAAAATCTCCGTACTCATTTTGAAATTGTGGGCCTGTTGGTGTTGTTTTTACTGAGCTGGCCGACACAGTAGATGAGGCAGGAGTAAAAAAATCAGCAATGCTGGCAAATGTATTTCCAATGCTGGTTTGAATACTGCTAAGGCTAGGAAAACTAATATTGCTGACAGCATCAACCAAGGTTGGCTGACTCACGCCAATAGCTGGTAATCCCAACCTGGCACGAATAAACGGATCAGTAGGATCTGCTCCACCCAGGGCACTTAACTGTGCTGGCGTTAATCCCGATGTAGCCGAATTGGTGTTAATTTCAGAAGTTGGAACAGTTCCGCCAAATTTGAGAATCTGCTGTGCTTGCTCCTCTGTGATTGCCCCAGCTTGAAGCTGAGCAATTACATTTTGTGTAGGTAACGGTGTGTACACATCGCCATATTCATTTAGTTCTTGCCCGACGGAAACTGTGCTGTCTGTTTGAACCGCAGTAGCTGCTGGGGGCACCGCTGGTGGCGGCACTTCTTGAAGTTGAACAGCTTGTGTTTCAGGAATTGCGTTATTTCCTGACACTACATTGTTAACCCAGATTTTATACTCAGCATCGGTTATTTCGATAAAAGGGCCAGTGGGGTTATTAGGGTCTGGTATAAATGGCATGGTATTTTTCCTATCATATATTTACCGGTAAAATAAACCACCCAGATTATGATTTCCGGTTGACAACTGTGGTTTTTGTGCTACAATAAATATATTATTAGGAGATTCGTTAGTGTCAACTACATCCACAAGAACACCAGCAAAAACCAATTATCTCAACAACAGAGATATCTTAAAACAAATACACCTTAGCAAAAACACCTACTGTGCATACCTAGATCCTGTAACGGATCACCAGTACGACATCATTCTACCCACTGTAGAAAAAATTAATCAGCGTACTATTGCCGAAGCTCGTCGCAACAAAGCAGATCGTTTAAAGCGTGAAGGTGTCATAGTAGACCCTAAAAAAATTGCCAATACCGACTTGGTATTCCGCATTACCTGTTGGGAACACATACCCATGGCACCCAAAAAAGTGCCCAAAACTGCGGCTAAAAAGAAAAAAATAGAAGATATTTTTGAACTAGACCTGGCAGAAGAAGATCCCTTGGCTGACCTGTTGGACATTCCTGTGCTGGACGAAAAGCATGTACGCTTGAACTTTCCGCCGTTTTATCATTATCGATTGGATGAGAACAAACAGCCATTCCAAGTAGGTAAAAGTCACTGGGTTGGCGATTTTGAACATGGAGAATTCAGCAAGGATCACGGACAAACTACACGCACACTTGCTACCATGTACATGAAGCTGTGCGAACGTTATGCTACTCGTAGCAACTGGAGAGGATACACTTACAATGAAGAAATGCGTGGACAAGCCTTGTTGCAGTTAAGTCAAATTGGCTTACAGTTCGATGAGTCAAAAAGTCAAAACCCATTTGCCTATTATACTGCTGCCATTACCAACAGCTTTACTCGCATTCTCAATTTAGAAAAGAAAAATCAAAACATACGTGACGATGTATTAGAGATGAACGGACTTAATCCTTCATGGACTCGACAAAACTCTGGCAAGAAAAATCCCAACTTTGGATCTGTTGTTACAAAT